CAATTCGCCGACGAAGCCTATCGCAAGAACGTGATCGCGTTTCAGGCGATCAACAAGATCGCGGACGCCGTGGCTTCGATCCGCTGGACGATCTTCCGCGGCGAAACGGAGTTGATCGAGCATCCGCTGCTGCAACTGATCGAGAACCCCAACCCGATGCAGTCGGGCGCCAGCTACATGCGGGCCAAGGTGTCCTATCTCCTGATCGCCGGGAACGGCTACGAGGAGCGGGTCGTCGTCGGTGGGCAGCCGCGCGAACTCTACCAGCTTCGCCCTGACCGCATGAAGGTGATCCCCGGCCCGTCGGGCTATCCGCAGTCCTACATCTACACCGCGAATAACCAGAAGGTGACGTTCCCCGTCGATCCGCAGACGCTCGACAGCGACGTGCGCCACCTGAAGATGTTCAACCCGAGCCACGACTGGTATGGCCTCAGCCCGGTCGAGGCGGCGTCCTACGCAATCGACCAGCACAACGAGGCGATGGCGTGGATGCAGGCGCTCTTGCAGAACTCCGCGCGGCCATCCGGGGCATTGACCACCAAAGACGGGCAGGAGTTGTCGAGCGACAACTTCAACCGGCTCAAGGCGCAGATCGAGGAGCAGTATGCCGGCGCCCGCAACGCCGGTCGTCCGATGCTGCTCGAGGGCGGCCTAAGCTGGGAGCAGATGGGCCTCTCGCCTGCCGACATGGGCGTCATCGAGGCGAAGTCCTCCTCGGCTCGCGACATCGCGCTCGCGTTCGGCGTGCCTCCTCAGCTTCTCGGCATCCCCGGCGACAACACCTACTCCAACTATCAAGAGGCACGCCTAGCCTTCTGGGAGGACACGATCGTCCCACTCGTGGACATGATCGCGGGCGACTGGAACGCATGGCTTGGCGAGTCCTTTGGCGTCGAACTGCGCCCGGACATGGACCAGGTGCCGGCGATCGTCGACAAGCGCATGGCGCTCTGGCAGATGGCTGACGCTTCGAAGGATCTGACGATCAACGAGCGCCGCGCCATGAAGGGCTACGAGCCGACCGATGGCGGCGATGTGCTGCTCGTGCCGTCCACCGAGATCAGCCTGAGCATGGCGGGCATGGGCTTCGAGGGCGACATCTCGTCGCCAACTGATGCGGGCGTGCCGACAGCGGGGGCCGATGTGCAAGAGACGGCGCTCAACGGCGCGCAGCTATCGTCGCTCCAGCAGATCATCCAAGCCGTCGCCGACGGCATGTTGCCGGCCGAGAGCGCGATCGGCCTCATCATGGTCGGCTTCCCGAGGCTCGACCGGGCCACTGTCGAGCGCCTGGTCCGCCCGGCCTCTTCCTTCACGCCTAGCGGAACATCGCAAGACATGAAGGCGCTGGCCTATGGCTTGGAGGCGGCCAATGGCAAGACGCCTGCTCGATCGTAACCGAGACCGAGAACTTCGCCGCCAGAACCGACTGCTTGATCGCCTCGAGCTGGAGTTCAGATCCCGCATCGCGCGCGAGATATTCAACGCGACCCGCGAGATGATCGATGTCTTTCGCCGCACAGGCGAGGTGCCGCCTGACGCCGCGCATGTCGAGCGCCTGACCGAGATCTACCAATCGATGGCGATCGCGAGCATGGTGACCTTTGGCAGCCGCATCGTCGAGCAGGGCAAGTCTCTCGGCCACAGGCTCGAGACAAAAGACTTCGCCCAGACGATGACCCTCCTTGCTCTGCGCTACATTTCCAACGAGACTATCCGACAGCGGATCACTAGCGTCAGCGAAACGACCCGCAATCGCATCGTCTCGGCAGTGCGGAGGGGATATGAGGAAGGCGAGGCTGTCCCGACTATCGCAGACAGGATCTTGGACCAAGCACGACAGGTATCGATTATCCGGGCAGTTACGATCGCAAGAACGGAGACGCATTCGGCGGCGAATTACGGCAGCCAAGCGGCAGCGAAGGAGACCGGCCTCCCTCTTTCGAAAGAATGGATCTCGGCCGAAGACAGCAGAACCCGAGCCACGCACGACAGGGCCAACGGGCAGATCGTCCCGATGGACAGCGCCTTCCGCGTCGGTGGTGCGCGCCTGATGTTCCCCGGCGATCCTGATGGACCACCCGACGAAACCATCAACTGCCGCTGTGCGGTTGGTTACATCGTCGATGACTAGCGGCATGTTCCCGGCTGTGATATAACCGGGCAGGGACAATCGGGGCAAAGATGCCGACACCGTTTGCAGATGAAGGTCGGGACGAGTTTCTCGGGCGTTGCATGGGCGACGCAGAAGCCGTGGACGACTTCCCGGACGAGGCGCAGCGATACGCTGTCTGCGTCTCGTTCTGGGAGGGCAAGCAAGACGGGTATCAGCCGACCGAGGCTATGGCGAGGGTAGCAGAACGTGCCCTTGAGTGGCGTCGGGAATACGGCCGGGGCGGCACGGAGGTCGGCGTAGCGCGAGCGAGGGACATCGCGAACCGCGCCAACCTTTCGGCCGAGACGGTGGCTCGGATGCGGTCGTTCTTCGCTCGGCACGGCGCGCTGCGCTCTGAGCAATACGACGCAAAGGAGCCGGACGGCGGGCCTGGCGCGTGGCGGATCGCGTGGGACTTGTGGGGCGGTGATCCGGGGCGCACATGGGCAGAGCGGATCGGGCGGCAAGAGGATGAGAAGCAGATGAGCGAGATGCAGCGGTTCAACGTGGCGCTCGAGATCAAGCGCGAGCCTGACGAGGACGGGATCTTCGAGGGCTACGCCAGCGTCTTCGGCGTCGTCGATCAAGGCATGGATGTCGTCGAGCGCGGCGCCTTCGCCAAGTCTCTTGGCTCCGGGCGCAAGGTGAAGATGCTCTGGCAGCACAACATGGCCGAGCCGATCGGCATCTGGGACGAGATCCGCGAGGACGAGCGCGGCCTCTACGTCAAGGGCCGGCTGCTCAAGGACGTGCAGAAGGGCCGCGAGGCTATGGCGCTGCTCAAGGCAGGAGCCATCGATAGCATGTCCATCGGCTATCGGACGATCGAGGCAGTGCCGGAGGCCGGCGGTCGCGTTCGCAAGCTGACGGAGGTGGACCTGTTCGAGGTGTCGCTCGTCACCTTCCCGATGCTGCCGGATGCCAAGGTGACGGCGGTCAAGTCGATCACGACCGAGCGAGAGTTTGAGGCGTTCCTGCGGGATGCAGGATACAGCCGCAAAGAGGCCGCTGCGATCACCTCGCACGGCTTCAAAGCCATCGCCACCCAGCGGGACGCTGAGGACGAGGCTTCAGTGGGGCTTTCAGCCCTTTTGTCGCAACTCAGCAAACTCAAGGAGACGATCAATGGCTGAGGAAATCAAAGCGGCCGTCGCGGCGGTCGAGCAGATCAACAAGGCGTTCGAGGAATTCAAGCAGACCCACGACGCGAACCAGCAGAAGCACGACGCCGTTCTCGAGGCGAAGCTGAAGAAGATCGAAGCGGACATGGACGCCGCGCAGAAGATCGCCGATGAGGCGGTTCTCGCTGCGAAGCGTGCCTCGCGCGTCGTCACCGATGCGTCGGGCGATGTCGTCGATCTCGATGCGAAGGCTCTCGCTTGGGCGCGCAACAACATGCGCCGCCGCGGCACCGACGTGCATGACTTCGGCAACGCGCAGCTCGACGCCTACAAGTCGGCTTTCCAGACCTACATGCGGAAGGGCGATCAGGCTCTGTCGTCGGACGAGATCAAGGCTCTCTCGGTCGGCACCGATCCCGATGGCGGCTATGTGGTCAACCCGGACCTCTCCGGGCGGATCGTGATGAAGGTGTTCGAGACCTCGCCGATGCGCGCCTATGCCTCGGTGCAGGTGATCTCGACCGACGCGCTCGAGGGTCTGTTCGACCTCAACGAGGCGTCCTCGGGCTGGGTCGGCGAAACCGACAGCCGCACCGAGACCAACACGCCGCAGCTTGGCAAGTGGCGCATCCCGACCCATGAACTCTATGCGAAGCCGACGGCTACTCAAAAGCTGCTCGACGACGCCGAGATCAACATGGAAGCGTGGCTCGCCGGCAAGGTCGCGGAGAAGTTCGCCCGCGACGAAGCGACCGCGTTTGTCACCGGCTCGGGCATCGGTCGTCCGCGTGGCTTCCTGACCTACGCGAGCGGCACCACGCTGCCCGGCACGATCGAGCGCTTCGACACCGGCGTCAACGGCGCATTTGCCGCTGCTCCCAATGGTGGCGACGTTCTCATCAACGCGCTCTACGGCCTCAAGGCTCAGTATCGCGCGAACGCGACGTGGTTCATGAACCGCGCCACGACCACCCTGACACGCAAGGTGAAGGACACGGACGGCGCCTATGTCTGGTCGCCCGGCATCGCAGCGGGCCAGCCCGCGACGCTGCTCGGCTACCCGGTCGCGTCGTTCGAGGACATGCCTGATCCGGCGACGGACAGCCTGTCGATCGCCGTCGGCGACATGCGCGAGGCCTATCAGATCGTCGATCGGATCGGCATCCGCACGCTGCGCGATCCGTTCTCGTCGAAGCCCTACGTTGAGTTCTACACGACGAAGCGCGTCGGCGGCGACGTGGTCAACTTCGAGGCCATCAAGCTGATTGAGTTCACCGCGTAAGCCTAAGCGGGGCGGCGATCATGTCGCCCCGTCCACCACGCAGAGAGAAGGAGTTCTAGAATGCGTGACATGATCAACAACAAGCAGGTCGTTTTCCTCGGGGTAGTGACGCTCTCGGGCGTGACGCCTGCGGCTTCTAGCTGGGTCGACACGCGCGGGTTCGATGCTTGCACGATCGTCCTCAAGACCAACACCGTGACCGACGCCGGCACGGCGGATGGATTCACCGTCACGGCTCAACACAGCGACGCGACCACCGCCGCCTCGGCGGCTGCGATCGTCGCGAAGGACTCGGTTGATGGCGTCATCGCCCTGACTGTCACCGCAGATGCGGACGACAACAAGGTGATCGGCGGCATCGGCTACAAAGGGTCAAAGCGTTACGTCCGTCTCAACGCAGTCGGCACGACCGGCACGGATGCGACGGTTGATGTCTACGCGATCCTCAACAAGCCGCACCGCGCCGAGACGACCTTTGTCGGCACGGCTGTTGCTGCTACCTGATCTTCTAGCGCAGCCGGGTTCGCTCGGCTGCGTCACTAAGATCAGGAGGGATTGATGCGCGCGAAGATCACGGCTCCCCAAGGCTTCCGCATGGCGCCCGAGGGGCATACGATCATCACCTATCCCGAAGGCACTATCGTCGAGGGAAAGATCGCTGAGGCGGCGCTCGAGTGCCATGCCGCCTGCCGGATGTTCGATCCCGTCGAGGAGCGCAAAGTCGTGGCGGTCAAAGAGACCAAGCGGAGGAAGTGATGGCGCTGCGTGAACCCGTCTCGCTCTACCAGCAGCGCGGCAACGTCCGCATCGTGCAGCCTGCCGTCGAGCCGGTCACGATCGCGGAGTTGAAGGCGCATTTGGCGATCACCGACAGCGGCGACGACGACATCCTCTATGATCTCCTCGCCGAAGCGCGGGAGCAGATCGAGCAGTCGAGCGGGCTGGCCTTGATTTCTCAACAGTGGCGCATGACGATCGACCAGTGGCCTGCCGGATCTTCGCAGTGGTGGGACGGAGTTCGCGAAGGGCATCCGTCGATGCTCTACGGGCCACGCGGCGCGGCATGGGTCAAACTGCCGGTCTATCCGCTGATCTCGGTGGATACCGTCACTGTCTTCGACGAGGACAGCAACTCGGCTGTTGTGACGATTGCCAACACCTTCGACATCGACACGCAGCAGATGCCGGGCCGCATGGGCCTCAAGTTCGGCGCCACCTGGCCGATCACTCTGCGCCCGACCAACGCTATCCAAATCGTATACACCTCGGGCTATGGCTCGACGCCCGCGAGTGTTCCCCGGACGCTGCGTCGCGCGGTGAGATCGCTTGCCGCATACCTCTATGCTCATCGCGGGGACGGGTGCGATCCTGTCGAGGCGATGCAGAAGTCTGGCGCGCAGTCTGCCGTCGGCGAATACAAGGTGACGCGGATATGAGTTTTCCGACGACGCTCGACATCGCGCGGGGCATCCCTGGCGGCCGCGTCGTGCGTCAATTCGGCCGCAACACTGCGGTCGGCGGGACATTTGCGCCTATCGCTCGAGGCGGGGTCTACCGCACGCCGCAGGTCGGCTCTGCTACGACGCTCAGGATCAAGTCAGGCGGCAACGCGAACGACACCGCAGCGGGGACTGGCGCGCGGGCGGTGACGCTGATCGGCCTCGATGCCAACGGCGATCTGATCTCGGACACAGTGGCGA